CCCGCTCCTGGATGGTTTATAAACTGCATGGGATGCATGGAAGGAGGTTATAGAGGTATCTTAGGAGGTGCAGGAGTTAAACTAAACTCTATGAGCTACGTTGACCATGAAAGAGTGGGATGGAACGGACAACCTACAAACGAAAACGTTGAAGAGGTAGACTTAGTAGGACACGCTTGGTTCTTTGAACGAGAATGGCTTAAGTACTTATGGATAGAAAAACCTTTTACTTGGGACAATGGAGAGGATATTCAGTTCAGCTATTGCGCCAAGCGATATGGAGGTGTAAAAACATTCGTACCTCCTCACTCTCAGTACACACCGCACTTACACTCTTCAGTAAGAGGGTGGCAGTACGGAACTGATGATAAAGCAAGCTCAAATGGAAGCTTAATGTCTATCCCTTTATTTTATCAGCAAAGGGATGAATGTATAAAACATGGAATCAATAACGGATGGGAGACAGTAAATGATATTGCTAAGTTACGGAACTAGACCTGAATGGATAAAGATTAAACCTATAGTAGAAAAGCTAAAGGTTCCTCATAA